TTATAAGTACAAAAATACACTCTATTTTATAATATCACCATTTTCAGTTTTCCTTCATATACAACTATCTTCTCCACTAGTTTCCTTACAAATTCTTCATAATAGCTTTCTATTTCTAATTCTCGATTTCCTAAAAATTCTTTTAGATTCATTAGTCTACTTTATACATTTTTTTCTTCCGCCATATTTTGGGATAGCATTTCTTTTTTAGATAGAGAATTTTTTAATTTTCCTAAGTCTTATTCTGCTTGTGAGTCAAATGATTGTTTCACAATTTCCATAACTTGATCTAATTCATCCTGACGTTCCATAAATAATTCTATATCGCCATTTCCCCAACGTCCAAGTCCTGTAATATCTCTACAAATACCATTAGGATCGATAATATCAGAAAACTTCATATTAACCGAAATACGCAATCTTTGTTTCTGAAAAATAATATCTACAAAATTAGTATCCAGCTTATAGGCAACATACAACTTTTTATATTCCTTTTTTACCGCTGGAGATAAATTCATAATTCGCTTATCCAATGATTCAAATAGCGTTCTTGTCAAGTCGTTCAAATCATATGTTTCCAGTGAATACTTCTGAGTTGTTTTTTCTTTTGTTTGATATTGTGCAAGTTCTTGGTCTGTTAAAGTTGGATATGGCCAAATAGATTCTGCTTTCTTTACTAATTCGTTTGCTCTCTCTTTTATATTTTTTTCAGTCCATTCATTTTGTAAAACAACATACTTATTAAGTCTAAGAGCACTTTCTTTGAATCCTCCAGGCATATCCATCTTTTCCAAAAAGCATCTGTCGCTCATCTCGGAATTATATGCAGTCAAAGTAAGATTACCAATTGTATGCAGATACTTTTTCTGAACCTCCTGCCAATTGTCGCCAAGTTCAGCTTGCCACTCTAAAGAAAGATTTTTGTTCTGCGGCATAATATGCTCAATTGTGTAATTTTCTATTATAATCGGAGCTTTGTTTTCAAAATTTTCCAAACGACTAAGAATATAATTTCTATTACGCATATTGTAAATATCGCGACTGACAAATGCAATTTCAAACTTATCGTTATCTGGAAATTCTTTATAACTATCTTGTGTTAAGAAGAATGCCTTAACAGAATTTACGTAATCATCTGGTCTAATATAATTCTTCATAGTTGCGAATGTTTTATTAAGTGAGTTAGTAGGAATCTCACAAATTGAACGTCTTATCACATAACTAATGCAAAGCTTTAGTATTTCCTTCATCTCATACGATGTAATTATCCCTTCTTCGCAATCACGATGAATTTTTAGTAAAAATGGATAAGATACTTCCATTTTTAAATCAACAATATCCTTATACAACTTCTTTAATTCCGTGTCCGAATTTCTAGCAAATATAATGTTTGTGTAATATTTTGCATAATCTAGCAAATCTTGACATAAATCTCTTATAGTTTTAAATTCACAATTCAAGTGATACAACTTAAATTCTTCATATATACGTACTAGCTTTGGAATACGGGATAATTTCATAGTCAAGTAATTGCGAAAGAAAGCATCCATGACTGTTTGCTGTGTTTCATAGACAAATAGTTTTTCCATAGGTCTCCAAAGATGTTCATACACATAGGTTTGCTCAGTTGGCTCCAGATCCATCAATATGTAGTTACGAATCAAATCAGATTCAGAAAGTTCCTTTCCAGTAGAATTTAAACTTTCAAAAATTGCTTGTGCATCATCAATAGCTCGATCCAATGTAATATTGACAATTTGTAATTTCCCAATTGACTCATATACCTCAGCAGGCTGAATTTCTCTATTTACAATCTTGCCCTCGAAAAAATTATAATTTTCAATCAGTCTTGATTTAGTATCCTCTCTAATCGGCATTTCCTCAACTAGACTTATAAGAATATCTCTATCTGTTTGTGTTAACAGCAGCTTATATCTTTCATCACCTTCTTCATACTCATTTTTTAAAAGCATATTATCTATACGACGAGTATTTATCGTTGTGTCATCTGGGTTTTTAATTGCAAAATTACGTAAAGCCAAGAGAAGCAGCGTTAAAGTAGTTATTCGCTGTTGACCATCTATAATCATATATTTCTGAACACCTGTTGGCATTGCCTCTTCTGCAATATTGACAATAGATCCAACAAAATGACCAACCTTACCCATTTTCTGCATATCTACAATATCGTTCCAAAGTCGTTTGCACTGTTCAATATCCCAGCTATAAAATCTCTGATACACTGGAATCAAGAACTGCTTATTTCCATTTAATATCTCAAAGATATTTCCTTTTCGTGCATCCATCTCACACCTCCATTATTCCATTTTTAAATATTATTAATTATTACATATTTTCAAGTTCAGCTTATTTCTTACTATGTTACTAATCAATCAAGACTAAATTGGCCTTGTAAATCGATATCCTTTACACCACTTAATTAACTCTTGTCATCAACACCACAGTCTCAACTTGTTCATCATTGTCCAAACTTATATTTAGGTCATCGTCTATAATTGGGAGCTTGAAAGTAATTGATTTTAGCCATTGTCCGTTAGGTTGTTTTTCTTCATAAACTTGAATTTCAGAAATCAAAGCTGTAATTAACTGCCTACGCTCTACATCATTCATGACTTTATAGAGTTTATCAAAATAGATCAGAACCTTATATATGTTATCTCCTGTGAGTTTTTCAGCTTCAATAGTCTGTTTCTTTGCTTTCGCATCAATTAGTGATGATTCTAATTCATCTATTTTGTCATACATACGATATAGTCTATCATCTAAATCCTGTTTCCTTCTCTTATAATGCTTATCTTCAACATCTAAATTATCTATTTCCTCAATTAGCTTAAACTTTGTAGAATGACTCTTCCTCAATTCCTTTTGGTAATTATCTATTTCTTTTTCTATTTCAGAGGTGTCCACCTTCATGTTGATTTTTTCTTGCATCATAGAAGCAAATTTCGGATTACTTACAATCTTGACAATCACCTCTGCAACAGCATCATCTAACAATTCTTCTCTAATTTGCTTACTGAATGTACACTTATGACCTCTTATCATCTGCCTATGTTTACAACCATAGTAATAAAAATCTTTATATTTTGTGCCATCTTTCTTTTTCTTGGTACACTTGTTTCCAAACATTCCCACTCCACATATCGGGCATTTTACAATTCCAGAAAGCAAGTGTGTGCGTGTATCTTTTCCTTTATTCACATGCTCATATTTCTTTGCTTGAGATTTTAGCTTAACCTGAGCAGCTTGCCAAACTTCATCGGAAACTATAGCTTCATGTATCCCTTCAGATATTAGATACTCATCTTGTTCAACCTGCTTATATTCATTTCTTGTACCATGAACTTTTTCTAAAGTTCTTCTTCCAAATGCTATTTTCCCATTATATACAGGATTCTTTAATATCTTTCTTATAAGACCTGCATCAAACAAAGGATTCTTACCATTCTGTCTTGGAATTTTTCTAATTCCATGATTCTCTAAGTATTTAGATAACCCATTGGCTCCTATCGTAGTATTTACATACTGATCGAAAATCGTCCTTATGGCAACTGCCTCTTCCTCATTTATAAACAGTTTGCCATCTTCAAGTTTATATCCATACGGAGCAAAGCCACCATTCCATTTTCCTTCCCTTGCTTTTTGAATTCGACCTTCCATTGTTTGAATACGAATGTTTTCTCTTTCTATTTCAGCCACAGCTGATAAAACAGAAATCATTAGTTTCCCAGCATCTTTAGATGAATCAATGCCATCTTCAACGCAGATAAGATTAACTCCATAATCCTGCATTATCTGAAGTGTAGAAAGAACATCAGCGGCATTTCTTGCAAATCTTGATAACTTAAACACAAGAACAAAAGACACTCCATCTTTTCCAGATTTTATATCTTCCATCATTCGATTGAACTGAATTCTACCTTCAATAGATTTACCAGACTTTCCGGCATCTTCATACTCTCCAACAATTTCATAATTGTTGTAAATAGCAAAAGCTTTCATTCGTGATTTTTGTGCCTCTAACGAATATCCCTCTATCTGTATTGACGTAGATACTCGTGTATAGAGGTATACTTTTATTTTTTCTTTTGACATAGCATTAACCTCAATATAATTTTTCTATATCATATA